AATATCAGGGAATGTCTCTTTGTAACGCTTAGATTTTACAATATCACGGGTATCGTATGACAGCTTATTGTAAAGAGTATCAGAGCAACAGTTACGCATTACAGATTCTTCCGGGAAGTGACCGTACATCCAGGCTATAAACAATGAGGAAATATAAGACTTACCGGCACGTGGCGGCATACTGACAGCAAGGCGATAGATAATATTAGCTAAATAGGAGGTATACACACGCATGAACGCTTCGGCTACTTTCTTCAAGAATAATCGTTTGGCAAAGAACTTAGGATCATAGTATAAGCAGAAAGCCCAGAAATCATTCCGGGCTTCACGCTTGCGAAGTATAGTTGCTGCTTTCGCTTGTCTAAGCAGTATTTCTCTTTCACTCTTTTTCTTTACCATCAATAATAGCCTGAAGTTGTTCGTCTGTCAATGATTCCAATTCATCACCAAGGTTTACATTCGCGTCTACTTCTTTCTTGTCACGCCATTTTTCCGGCTGTCGATTCTTCAACCAGAAAATAGCGGCTGTTGTATCAGGAGGATAATGCTCTATAAATTCCTTCGAATCTGTAATCTTCCCGTTCGATGTTGCAAATTTTGTTGCTTTACAGTTATACCCAATAGCACGGTTATAGAGTCTCGATGCAACGTTAGCATCTGCTATATTTTTCCCCTTTTTTAGGGACTCAAGAAATTCGGGATAATCCTTCTTCCATTTGTTTAAAGTCTGCTCTGAAACAGAGAAGAATTCGGAGAGCTCTTTATCTGTTGCACCCAACAAACAAAGCTTTAGAGCTTGATCGGCATACTCTATTCTGTACTCTGATTTACGCC